TTTTGTATTGACGCTATTGGATCAGAACAATCACTAACTCATTTAGATATAAGGAGGTTAATGAATGAGCACAATTAAAAGTTATATATATGTAGAAAATCATATACCAAAAGAAGTATGTGAGGCATTGATAGATGAATGCAATAAAAAAATATGGGAAAAACATAAATGGAATAATTATGCATCTGGCGAAACATCATCAGAACCTACAAAAGAATTAGATGTAATGCCTTGCACTAAAGAACAACAAGCAAAGATAACACCTTATCTTGTTGAAGCATTAAATAAATATCAAGAAAAACATAGTGTACCAGGAGAAAAGACTCACGGACCATGGCTCAGTAAATTTAGTCCTATACGTTTTAATAGGTATCCTGTAGGCACCATGATGAGAGAACATTACGATCATATACACAGTATCTTTGATGGTCAGATGAAAGGGGTGCCTTTAGTATCTATTGTAGCCAACCTAAATGAGGACTATGAGGGCTCTGAATTCTATTGCAGAGGAGAGAAAATTGAGTTAAAAACAGGTGATATACTATTGTTTCCATCTAATTTTATGTATCCGCATGAGGTTAGAGAGACAACAAAAGGCACACGATACTCTTTTGTAAGCTGGGCCTTTTAATATATAATGAGGTTATATGTTACAAAAGATAGGTTTTCAGCCAGGGATCAACAAACAAATTACCCCTACAGGAGCAGAGGGTCAATGGACCGACTGTGATAACGTTCGTTTTAGATATGGCACACCTGAAAAGATAGGTGGTTGGAAACAATTAGGCGACGATGCGCTTACGGGTGCAGGCAGAGGACTTCATCATTTTGTAAATAGTTTATCTAGAAAATACGCAATCATAGGCACAAACAGAATTTTATACGCATTTTCAGGTGGTGTATATTATGACATACATCCCATCAAATCTACAACAACGCTTACAAATGCATTTACCACGACCAATGGATCAGCTGAAGTTACGATAACATTCAGTGGTGCTCACGGTATATCTGCACAGGATATAATATTACTAGATAGTTTTTCATCTATCACTAATTCTGACTTTGGTGCATCTGATTTTAATGATAAAAAATTTATGGTAACAACTGTACCTACAAGTTCAACAATTACAATTACGATGCCTTCAAACGAGTCAGGATCTGGTGCAACAACATCAGGTGGTATTCGAGTGCAACATTATTATCCTGTAGGGCCCGCAGTACAAGCAAAAGGTTTTGGTTGGTCTTTAGGATCTTGGGGTGGCGAGGTTGCGGGAGAACCCTCAACTACTTTACAGAATGGTATTAATAGTTCTGTAACTACAGGTATCATATTAGTTGATTCATCACAATTTCCAACGTCAGGCACAAATTTTGTAATCATAGGTAGTGAAGAAATATCTTATACAGGTATTGCAGCTACAGGAGAACTTACAGGTGTAACAAGAGGTGTAGCAGGAACAACAGCAGCAGCTCACAGTGGTGGTGCAACTATTACAAGTTCTACAAACTTTGTAGCATGGGGTGAGGCAGCATCAGGAGATTTAGTTTTAGAACCTGGTATGTGGTCATTAGATAATTTTGGTGATAAAGCTATTTGTTTGATTCATGATAGTGCTGTGTTTGAATGGAACTCTGCGGCGACTGATGCAACATCAAACAGAGCAACTATTATATCTGGTGCACCCACTGCATCAAGACACATGTTAGTATCTACACCGGATAGACACTTAGTATTTTTTGGAACAGAGACAACTATTGGAGATACATCTACACAAGATGATATGTTTATTAGATTTTCAGACCAAGAAGATATTAATACATACACACCTACAGCAACCAATACAGCCGGCACACAAAGACTGGCCGACGGATCACAGATCAGAGGCGCTATCAGAGGTAGAGATGCAATTCTTGTTTGGACTGACACAGCATTATTTACACAACGTTTTGTTGGACAACCATTTACATTTGCATTTGCACAAGTTGGAACACATTGTGGACTTGTTGGACAAAACGCTTGTGTAGAAGTTGATGGTGCTGCATATTGGATGTCAGAAAATGGTTTTTTTAGATATGCTGGTAAGCTAGAATCATTACCATGTTTAGTAGAGGATCATGTATACAATGATATAAATCTAGAATCTGGTAATCAAATGGTATCTGCTGGGTTAAACAATCTTTTTGGTGAAGTTATATGGTTTTATCCAACTTCCTCATCTTCTGTTGTAAACAGAATGGTTGCATATAACTACTTTGACTCTTCACCACAAAGACCTGTTTGGACAAACGGAACTTTAGCTAGAACTATGTGGCGTGATTCTGCAGTATTTGGTAGCCCACATGCAACAGAGTACACTGCAGGAAACGATTCATCTTTTGATGTGGTGGGTAATACTGAAGGTAGAACAATATATTATCAACACGAGACAGGAACTGATCAAGTTCAAGGTGGTTCTACAACTGCAATAACTGCAAATATATCTTCAGGAGATTTTGATATAAGTCAAAGAAGAAGTGCATTAGGTCAAACAACTGGTAGTGCCGATCTTAGAGGGGACGGAGAGTTTATTATGAAGATAAGAAGATTTATACCTGACTTTATATCACAAACTGGTAATACTAGAGTCACATTACAATTAAGAAATTTTCCTAATGATAGTCAATCAGGTTCAGCACTTGGACCTTTTGACATAAGTTCATCTACACAAAAAGTAGATACACGTGCAAGAGCAAGAGCTATTGCATTAAAAGTAGAAAATACATCAACTAATCAAAGTTGGAAATTAGGAACTTTTAGGTTAGACATACAACCAGATGGACGTAGATAATGGCAAAGATAGTACAAGTATTAACAAGACCTAGTGAACAATATGATCTGTCAACAGCAGAAGCTCAGGTAAGAGACCTTGATGCAATTGTAGAAAAATTAAACACTACGTTTCAACAAGAATTAAAAGA